GTGTTTTTCTCCTATCATCCCTTAATCTAGTCTTTTTAGGCTTTGGCTTTGTCTCAGGCTCAGGCTCAGGCTCAGGTTCGGGTTCAGGCTCAGGTTCGGGTTCGGGTTCAGGCTCCGAAGTTTGCGAAGGAGCTGGCGAAGGAGACGGCGATGGGGACGGAGCTGGCGAAGGAGACGGCGATGGGGACGGAGATGGCGATGGAGACGGCGATGGAGATGGAGACGGAGACGGAGATGGGGACGATCTGGATTCATTTTTTTTCCTGAGGCAGTAAAGATAGTATGGTTCAGTGGTGTTGATTGGGACGTCTATTTCCGAGTCTGAAACTACGATACTGAAAGAGGCGTTTTTATCAGAGTTTACTGTGTTCAACACAACGTGTCCGCACCTTTCGAATATGGACACGGCAACGTCGACGGCGGTTCGAGCGGAGGCGTCAAACACGAGTATAGCGCTGCCTTCTTCGTCGAGTTCCTCAATGGTGTCTGGATTTTTTCTCGGGTAAATGAATCCAGTGAATTGATCCTGCGTGTCGATGAGCTCACTCAAACGTTCTAGTGTTTCTTTCGTGTTCACATTCAGCCCTGTGTTGGCGGCTATGCCTCGACTTTGCAATTTCTGAAGCGTATAACTTAACAAACTTGTCATTTCTTGATTGGACGCGTAAACTTTAACCTGTTTTGATTTTTTTTTATCGGTACTAATAAAACATGTCTGCTGATAAACGAAATTGTAAAATGAGTTGGATGGCTGCGGTCAAGAAGGCGCGCAAGGAGCTCGGCATCAAGGGCTTTGTTCTGATGAACCGAGGAAAGGAGGGCAAGAAGCTTCACAAACGTGCTACTGAACTGAGGGGGTGTAAGGCTCTGAGCCCCGCGGAAACGAAGCGCCGTCAGATGGCTTCTCTGCGAAAGCTGAAGAAGCGCAAGAGCAAGAGACGCAGCCGTTCGCGTAGCCGTTCGCGCAAGCGTTCACGGCGCCGCAGACAACGTGGTGGAAGTAGTTGCGGACGGCGTATGTCCGGAGGTCGTCGTCGTTCGCGTCGCCGTTCGCGCCGCCGCTCGCGCCGCCGCTCGCGTATGTCTGGTGGTCGTTCCCGTCGTCGTTCTAGACGCCGTTCGCGCCGCCGCTCCCGTCGTCGTTCGCGTATGTCCGGTGGCCGCAAGCGTTCTCGCAAGCATTCCCGTAAGCGTTCTCGCAAGCGTTCCCGCTCGCGTCGTCGTCTTTCGGGAGGTTCGATGCTGGGTCTTTTTTAAATAGAGTCCAGAGCCATAGCTACTTTTTTTATTTTTGAAGAATAAAGAAAGAATGTCTTACGTAAAAATAAGTGAATTTGGAAAAGCGGCGGCGTACGCACCTGTAAATAACCCGCTTTCCTACGGCCTGAGCGGCGGAATGGATAACCTGTTTATGCACGGAAGTAAAAACATCGATTCCAACTCTTTGGAGTTTCAAACATACGCGGCAGAGTACTGCGCAAAAGGTTTCGACAACTACTGCAAGGTTATGACCGGAAACAACACCCCCCAGTACTTTCCCAATCTGGTGCACGGTTGCACCGGTCGGCGAAACACGATGCCGGAGCAGATGACTCAGGGCGATGTGATATTGCTGAACACGGCGCGCGTGAAGTACCTGATGAAGATGCGTAACAGCGTGGCGAACAGGATTCCGTTCGACCCCACTGTGGCGGCGTCGCCGTTGATCACCGTGTACACGGGCGAGTACATGATTCCGGAGTACTCTATTCCGAAAGGGCACGATGTGGACAACGACCCGGTCATGCAGCGTCTTCTGAACAAGCCTATGCTCGGCCTGGAGCTGCTGCTCAACATCTACTCGAACATGAAGAGTCAAAAGCGTCTGGGGGAGTTGAAAGGCACGAAGCTCGGAATGTTTTACGACAATTTGATCAAGAACGCGTCCAAGAGCAAAAACTCCACGATGGAAACGGTTCAGTCAGTGTTTCCCAATGCGGGAGCTCGGGTTCTGCCGTCGGAAGGAAAGGTGGTGATGGGCAGAACCACGCGAGGCGGCGGGGGCAGATAAAATAATGAAATGCGTATAATAAATGAGTTTAGAAGGTTTATCCGCGAATTTGAAAAAGCTGCTTGATGACAAAGAAGAATCAGAGAACACGAGCGAATGGCTTGTGCGAAAGGTGCCTTATCTGATGGCAGCCGTAGAAGACGTGAATTCTGTTCACGAACTTTCAGGGGATGAGAAGAAACGACTTGTGATCAAGGTGATCTGCGATTACATCAACGAAGAGGAAGAGCCGTGGGATCACGCGGCGCTGTATTTTGCGCAAAACGTGCTGCCCGCGCTCATAGACACCCTTGTTTCGGTTGATAAGCACGAGATTCGCATAAAAGCGAAACGCTGCTTCTCGAAAATTTTTGCTTGCTGCATCGTTTAAAATTTTATACTCAAAGTATAAAATGATGATAAGAACTGAACGATCGTTTAAAGTGGTGTTGCTGGGCTCAACGGCAGTGGGCAAAAGTTCGATTATGAAAAGGGTCACAGACGACACCTTCAACACGCACGAAGAGAGTACGATAGGCGCCGCTTTTTACACCAAACGGTATCCGGACGACGTGACGTTGCAGATTTGGGACACGGCGGGGCAAGAAAGATACGCCGGTCTGGCTCCTATGTACTACAGAGGAGCCGATGCTATAGTCAGCGTGTACGACGTCACCAGCAAAGAAACCTACTTGAGAGCGCTGAACTGGATAAAAGAAACGTGCGGAAGCATAGATTTGGAAGGGAGGACGAGGGTGTTTTCCGTTCTGGTGGGCAACAAGATCGATTGCGACGACAGCGAGCGAGAGGTGACGAAAGAGATGGGCGAAAGAGGCACTTCGGAGGGACTGGGTACCGCCCACCTCTTTATGGAAACTTCCGCTAAAAGCGGCGAAAACGTGCATATTGTTTTTAAAAAGATTGCACAGCACCTTCTGGAGCAGGCTCGAGAATTGTCCGAGTCGGACGATCCACGAGAATTCTTCTTGGATCAGCCGCCCGCTTCATCAAGAATGTGTTGCTGATTTTTTTTTTAAGTAGTAATAAATGGCAAAGAACAAGAAAAAAATGAACGAAGCGATTATGTGGCTCGTCGCCGCTCTCGCTATAGCCGGCGTCGCGTACGGCGTGGTGTTTTTATTGACGGGGGGCTCGTGTAGCAAGGCGGACTGCAGTAAAGCCTTGTGGAAGGCGGGCTGCGAGAAACGTTGCGGCAAAAAGGAAAAATATCTTTTAGGCAACGAGAAACAAGTATTTGTAAAGCCTGGTACAGGTGGCGATACAGGAAAATTCGTCCCAGCAACCTGGCCAGACGAGTGTGGCACTTGGATGGTTCTTCAAGGAAACGTTGGAGCCGATGGTCATTGCTCTAATTAGATCTTCTGCTTCTACTATATTTTATACTTTTGGTGAGTATAAAATAATACCTGAGATGTCCGTCAAACACGATGTATGCGCTTGGTTTCTACAGCGTGTCGTCAATCGAATTAGTAGGCAAATTGTGTTTATAATTTGATTCGATTTATCACGTCATACATTCCTTTTTCTCTTCCGTCGCGCCGCCAAGATGCGGCTCCTCGTCGGAGGAAATCTCTTCTATGCGCGGCTTGTTCTCACAATTTCTGCAGGTATTTTGCCAGGGAAACGGGGGTTTCACCGTGAGTTTTAGAAAGGCCTCTTTCGTGGGCAGGAGAGCATCGCAGACGGGGCATTGAATAAAGTTTTCTCCGTCTCTGATCATAAATCCACACCTGGAAAAGATGTCGCAAATGCCGCTCAGCACGGCTGTGGAGGGATCAGGCTTGTCTTTCGTTCCACTCGGAACACTGCGCACCATAAGAATTTGAGCGGGCTCCGTCTTCATCATCTTCGCCATCTCGACCCAGGTGCATGTGAGGTGCGGGTAGTCGTCCGAGTATCTCTCGGCAAACCCTAGAATCCAATCGGGGTAGTTTTTATGGGCGTATTCCAAAACGTCTTTCAAGGTAGCCAGTTTTCCCAAATCTTGCATTGTAACATGTGGCGGATCTTTCATTATTTTTAATACATAATTTTATCGATTTAAGCTGTTAATGTACGACGGGCATCGAACCGACATTGGCGTATCCACTCTCCGGACCGCCTCTGTCCGTGCAGGGTTTGAGGTTGACATTGACTGTTCTCGTGTTGTAGCTCTTCCCGGGCATAGTGCCTCGTTCCCAAGAGAAATTAGGCACATTTCTGGGTCGGTTGGCGACTTTGTTTTCGACACCGCGCTTGAATTTGGTATTGTCTCGAATGGGAGCCATGACTTCTTCGACGTCTAGACAGTATTTCTTCAGATGTCTCTTTGAATCAACGGTCGACACGTTGTCCGACCGACGACGCCTGTCGACGAGATTGGTGAACGCTTCCGCCGCAAGGTTGTCCGTGATTGCATACTTTAGCTCGTACGGAGCCTCCATGGGTCTGACCTTCTTGATAGCTTTCGTTCCCGCCGTTTCCGTGTTGATCAACACATTCTTGACCTGCCTGTAGTCCTTTGCATCGCCGCGCACAGCCAAACTCTTTGTCCAGTCCGCGAAGCCTGCGCGCCCCTGCACTTCAGTCGCCTCGCGCGGCTGTCTGGAAAGTGGCATGGTTTCGCGCTGCGTGAGCACAGGAGGTCTGAACGCGCCGTCGCGCATAATTCGGTAGGGAAGCATCGTTTCGCCGTTTCCAAAGTTCCTGGTGGAGTCCGCTGAAGATCCGTTGCCCATATGTCTGCCGTGGCCTCCCTGGTTCGTGTACATGACACTGACAGCCGGATTTGTACCGCGAGCGTACACGCGAATGGCTTCCGCCGCCCTGTCGTGCGCCGCGTCTACGTCTTCAACGATAACCGACGTGGATCCGACCTTGTCTTTTCGTCGAGTATGAATAGATTTCGGAGGATCCTTCATTATGTTCATAGAGTTTCCCCAGCTTTCGACAGATGGAAACGTCACCGTTCCGCTGCCGTGTCCCAAAATTGCAGAGTATGATATGCTCATTCTTCTTTATTTACAAAGTCCTTTTAATTAAATTAATCTGACAGAGGCACGAAGTGAACATTACGCTCCGTTTATTAAAAAAAATAACGCGTAAATACTCCATCTATAGCTTGTCCATCAGTTTCAAAAACGTCCAGCGCATCTCCTCCGTGAATAGCCGCATTTATCGTGTTCACCAAAACAGGAAGAATCTTTTCTAACTTAGGCTTGAAATATTCGGTTGGTTCCCACACTTGCTCGCGTCGCATTCCGTCAATATCCAGACCTGTCGAAGGACCGTTGTTCTTCTTCGCAAACATCGGTTCGTTGCCGTCTGGATTTATTCGGAATACGTACAGATTGGGCTGGTTTAATTCATCTTCGCACCATTTTTTGATTACCATCAGATGAGACAGCTCGGACATTTCAGAACGATCTCGATGTCCATTCTCGTCGAACTCGAGCAAAACTGCACATCTAGGGAAATTGAACAGCATATCCGGTCGTCGCTTCAACTGACAACTGCTAACATTAAAGTCATTGCCTAGGTAGTACTGATCAAATTCGTCGTGGCTAAGGTGTAAATAGTTGGGTAAAACTGCGATCAAATTTCCCAAGTAAATTTTCTCGCGACGAATTGCGCGACACATCCTAGCTTCGTTGTAAAAGTGTTGCCAGCATAATGGTTCGCCACCATCGCCCCTAAAATGTGCCCTAGGAATATCGGCAACATTTGTTTCGCGAGCCCAATCATGATCAGTGTGAGTGCATCTTGGACTTTTCACGTCAATCATTCCTGGCTCTTTGCACTCAGAACAACAAATCGCTTTGGATTCTCCTTCAAAGTTGAAAGTAGGTATTTTGCCGCATTCGCATCTTGGATTTTTCACGTCAATCATTCCTGGCTCTTTGCACTCAGAACAACAAATCGCTTTGGATTCTCCTGCAAAGTTGAAAGCAGGTTGATTTTTGCCGCATTTGCATCTTGGATTTTTCACGTCAATCATTCCTGGCTCTTTGCACTCAGAACAACAAATCGCTTTGGATTCTCCTTCAAAGTTGAAATAAGGTCGACTTTTGCCGCATTCGCATTTTGGACTTTTCACGTCAATCATTCCTGGCTCTTTGCACTTAGAACAACGAATCCCTTTGGATTCTCCTTCAAAGTTGAAATGAGGTCTTGTGCCGCATTTGCAAACGCGGCGCCATGTTTTTCCATCGAATTTGTAAAAAAATCCATTGTTTCTTTGTATAATTTGACCTTTGGTTTCGTTTGCCATTTTTATTTTTAATTTTCCCCACGTATGAATCATTTTTAGCATATAGTGCGGATAATAAATGTCCAAAGAGTGTCCCATATGCTACGAGGTTTGCGACGATCCAGTTACACTTGATTGTCAGCATTCATTCTGCCGCTCGTGCGTTGGTCAATTGCGTTCTCGAACCTGTCCGATGTGCCGTTCTCCTATAGACTCTTACATGGACATATTGTTGCCTCCTAGCTCCGGGTTTCCCGCTCCTCCCCCATCCCCAATTATTCGGCAGCGGCGCAGACGAAGGCGACGCAGGTGGGATGGGAGACGCTCAGCTAACCCTGAAAGCAAAACTGAAAGCAACACTGAAAGCAAGCGTCCAGACGCTTCGCGTCATCGCGAAGCAGTTCCTTGGCCGAACGATTCTCAAAGACAAAAGAAACGTGCGAGGTGGTGACGGAATCTATAACAGAACTTAAATAACGACTTTTGTTAAATAAAGATGATACGTCAAGAATGTTTGAAAAAAGACGGAACCGCGTACAAAAGAAAATGCGATTCGTACACGTCGAAACGAAACCCCCCTTGCACGTGGGATCCAGACGAAAAGAAATGCTACGAAAAAGTACTTTCGGAGAGCAAAGAGGAGAGCAAGCAGCAGGAGAGCAAAGAACGGGAAAGCCCTAGGAAAAGACCCTGCAAAGGCCTTCGCAAAAAACCCGGCGGAAAAAAACCTGTGTGCGAAGAACAAGATCATTGCACGTGGACAAAAGGCAAAGGGTGCGAAGACAAAAAGGTGAACGAGAGCAAAGAGCAGGAGAGCAAAGAGCAGGAGAGCAAAGAGCAGGAGAGCAAGGAGCAGGAGAGCAAGGAGCAGGAGAGCAAGGAGCAGGATATCAGCACTGTCATAAAGATACAAGCGATGATTCGTGGCCGGGCTGCTAGAAACATTGCGGCCAGGAAACGCAGGAAAAAGAGATTGAAATCCAAAAAGAAAAAGAAAAAGAAAAAGAAGAGCAGTAGCGATTACTCAGATTATTTTATTGGTTCTTATCCGCAGATATCCACAGTTCGAGAATTCAACCCGGAGATATGGAGAAGAAAAGAGTTTCACAAAGGAGGCGAGTACGCGGGATTGAAGTCCCATCAGAGGCTTATTCAACGGTACACAAGTCCAGTCACGCCGTACGACGAGGTTCTTCTGTTTCACGCGATGGGATCTGGGAAAACGCGAAGTGCTCTTTCGGCCGCGGAAAATGCGTTGGCTGCGTCTTCCTCGGGAAGTCCCGTCATCAACCGTGTGTTCGTGGTCGGGAAAACGTCAAAGAATGTCAGAATTATCTTTACAGAAGAGCTCAAGAAGATGCTTCGCGCCCGACTGGGAGTGGACAAGCTGACCGAAGACCAGAAGAGTAAACTAGAGAAGCACATCAAGAACAGGTACAAGTTTCTGTCCTACGGGACGATGGGAAGCGGTTCCTCCCCGTACAGCATAGGAGGTAAGAGCGTTTTCAGTTTGTTGAAACTGTTCGACAAGTCTATGTTCATTCTGGACGAAGCCCACAACCTGACGACCGACGTGGGGGAATCTCAGAAACAAAGTATTTGGAAAAGGTTTCAGAAGCTGTTTGACATTCTCCCGAATCGAAAAATTATTCTGTTGAGCGGGACTCCGATGATAAATCAATCGAAAGATATTATACCTCTGTTGAATCTGATTCTTCCTCCGGGGAAAAAGATGACGAAAAAGAAACCGCTGCTCAAGCAACTCCGCAGCGCCATCGTGGGACGCGTCAGTTATGTAAAAGAAGACATCGCGGGAGATTTGCCCAAAGCCGTGTACGACGGGGTGCTTTCGTCTCCTATGCAGAACTTCAAGCTCGTGTACTTGGCAATGTCGCCGTTCCAGTCAGCGGCCTATCGGCAGGCTCTTGTGAATTCACAACAAGGCGACGAAACCACCTTCGACTTGGAATTGCAGAGAGCGGCTCTCTTCGCTTTCCCTTCCAGAGACGGCGGAGTCGGGTCGGTCGCCGACTGGACTCAAAACGGCAAGTTGAGGTCGTCGTTCTGGGAAGAGTTGAAAACGGATGGCAAGTTTGACATCAAGAAGCTTTGCAAGTTCAGCTGCAAGTTTGCCGAAGTGGTGAAAGCTGCCGAAACGGGGCCGTGGCCTATTTACGTCTACAGCAATATAGTGGAGGGGTCGCGTTTCAAAAACTCGGTCAGCGGAGCGTGGGAGAACACGGTCAGCGGCGCGGGTCTCAAACTGCTCAGTTTGATTCTTGAGAAATGGGGGTTTTATCGGTTCAAGTCGAGCAGCACTTCCAAACGAAAGCGGTACATGTACTTCACGGGGAGTTCGAGCGACAGACCTTCAGCCTCTGTGATCAATTTGTTCAACGCGCCTGGACGCAACTCGAACGGTGAGATTTGCAGGGTCGTGCTGGGATCGGAGGCGTCCAGCGAGGGGTACACGTTTCGAAATGTGAAGAGAGAGATCGTCCTCACTCCTCATCACCACTACGCGCAGATTGCCCAGGCGCTGGCCAGAGGCATTCGAGTCGGGGCGCACGATCGCGGAGACAACGTGAGAGGCGCTGGACGGGTGCACATTTCCAGACTGGCAGCCGTTCCCGTTCCTTCGGACAAGAAGATAAAGTGCGGCTCGCAGATAAAAGATCAGAGCGTGCTGAACCGCGTGAGCGAAAAGAACAATATAGACGTCAGAATGTACAAGCGGTCAGAGAAGAAAGACATAGAGATCAAGCACGTGGAGAATATGATCAAGAGATACGCGTTCGATTGCGCGTTCAACTTTGATATAAACAGCCGACCCGACGGCGACGACGATTCGCGCGACTGCGACTATAAAGAGTGCGCGTACAAGTGCAAAGGGATGCAGAAGTACGAGGCTGAAGACGAGATGGGCTACGTCATTTCCGAAAACCAGTTGGTCGACTACACGTGGAATAAGTATTATGCCCCGAACATAAGCGCTCAAATAAAAAACCAATTCAGAACGGTAGACCAGTTGTCCGTGAACAATCTTGCCGAAGTGTTGGATTTGGCGCCTGTCGTGGTGCTGAACGCTCTCTCCGAGATCATCGAGAACAGAGAGCCCGTCGCTTCCAGATCGGGAAAGCTGTGCTACCTCTGCAGCTACGGAGAAAACATCTTTCTCACGTTTGACATTGTAGAGCCGGTGGGCATTTCGGCGGTGTCAGCCCTCTACTACGTGCAAAATCCGGTCACCCACACGGCTATGACCAACCGAGAGTACATAAAGACGGCCAAGTACAACAATGCCAAGAGAAACCTGCGGGATTACCTGAACAATCCCGACCAGTTTCTTCAAAAGGACAATGCGCTTTGCGGAAACTGCCCGAACATCTCCACGCTCCCTCTTCTCTTGCAGGAGAAGTTGTTGGAGACCGCGGTGGCTTACATTCGAAAGCACCGAAACACGCCTCGGCAGAACACGAACAAGTTCGACCTGGCGTTGAAGATAAAGCTGTACTACTCGATGGCGTTGTTCGAGGTGAAGGACGTGCTCGTTTCCGCGTTGCTGTTTACGTTTGGGAATAGTACGTCGTCGCGGAGCAGTTTGCGGATGTTTGAGAACAGCGCTTGGAAAGACGCATCCGACGAGGTGTTGACCGAGTACAAGAGGAAGTACGAGTTTACCCCTCGAAAGAGAGCAGCGTTGAACGACAAGTCCTACGGTCTGTACAATTACACGAGCTGCACCTTTTGCATCGTGGAACCGTCAAAGAACAAAAAGAAATCGGCAAAGACCCTGAATATGGGCAGGAACGCGTACACGTTTAACCAAAAGGCGCTTGTGCAAATTTTCGAAAAGGAAAACATAGACGCGGCGGGTGTCAAAGTGGACGAAACCTTTTTCGACCAAGACAACGCGTACTTTCCGTGGATCGGCGGCACGGCACAGCCAGAGATCAACCCGAACAAAAGCATGGACAAGCAGGCAAAGCCGGTGCTGTCCGGACTGCTTTTGCTCGCGTGGAAAAAGCAAGACAAGATTTACCTGGACAAAAACTGCGGCGTCACGGAAAAGAAAAGAGTAAAGGCTAGCGGGAACTTGTAATAAATAAATATAAACGAGTATATAAAAATGCAAACAACACCACCTGTTATGAACTGTCCTTGTGACAGAGCTTATTTAGCCGGAAAGTGTGGGTGCGCGATCAAGAGCAACACCCATTATTACCAAAGCGCGTGCGCCTGTGTAGATATTGACAGAAACTATTTTTCGATTGGATCGAATTGTAAAGAAGGCGAAGTTCCATTTCAAGAAAATACAAAATTGAACTGGCCAGTGATGGCGTATACGTGTAATTACCAATTATCTCCGTCTCAAACGGTCGCTGATTGCCCGCCGCTTCCTCCAAATGCTACGGGAACCATTATAGCGGAAGAAGATCCGGTTTGGGGAAAACTGTGCAAAATCCAGTGTGCTAACGAAACCGGAAAAGGTGGGTCTACATGCCCGGGCGTCAGGAGCGGAACTTTACCCGGGGATCAAGACTGCGCTGCTAGTTCACATGGAACAGGGGATGAGGCTCTTCGTTGTTTCCCCGATGGCAACGTCCACCCGAGCCCTTACCCGGCCATATGTTCGTTTTGGTACATGATTCACGCAGGGAAAAATGGATGGGACGGCATAAATCAGAATCCATTGCAACAAACGGATCAAAAGCCAACTGAGCCATGCAAACACGGAACGCCGAGCGATTACGGAGAGTGTGTAAAATGCATATACGATAATTGGGGAGAAACTTGCGTACGACCCGACGGAAAAAGTTGTGATTTTTTGAGCGAGAGTGGAATTAAACATATTAACGAAAACTCGATCATTAATTATTGCAAGTACGGAATCCGCGGACCAACGTCGTAAATTACTTTTCATTTTAAACTCGTGTAAAAGTTTAAAATCAGTTTACTCACTCACTTACTGTAATCAGGGATAGGCAGTTCCTGTGGGACAGTGACGATATTGTCCAAATCTTCCTTCAAGTACCCAAAACGCTTGTACCACTCTTCCCCGATGACTTCGTTGATCACGTCAAGATCCTCCTTTTCCATAAGAGACGGGTGAAGGCCGTGTCTCACCATGTGGCACACTCGATTGCACGCATCTTTCAAGACTTTGTTCAAATCCTGCTCGCCTGATCCGTAATCAAAGTTGTACATCTGCTCGCCTGCTTTGGCGTACGCTTCTCTCTGTTCAGGAGTGAGCTCGGCTTTTGCTCTTTTGAGCACCGGGTCATCAAATAAATTGTAGACAGCTGGTTGAACAGACTGAGATTGGGATTGGGATTGGGATGAAGCAACTAGTTCTTTTGATTCCATTTTTATTAATCTAATTAATTCGTTTAAATCTAGTCTTCGTAAACATACTCAATATCTTCGTCGTCATCTTCATCGCTGCACGCTTCCTTCTCCTTATCGCAGACCTCGTCATCTTCGCCGTTGTCGACCGCCTCGTCTTCCTCTGCTGCTTCGTCATCTTCGTCCTCCTCCTCCGCCTCTTCGTCCTCTTCCTCTACTTCTTCATCCTCTTCCTCCGCATTGTCCTCGATCTCTTCCTCCTCGTTTTCCTGCACCTTTTCCTCTTCGCTTATGTTTATCGGAATAGCAAACTTCAGTTTGTGTTGGTGACACTTGTCTATGTCCACTCGCCTGAGCGATCCTATCGAGCCGTCTTTCAATTCTCGACCGACCACCATTTTAGTGCCTTTGTCTATGACCAGGCTGTCGTACACATAGTTTCCTAGGGCATTTTTGTTTGCTTTTATTTCAGGCGGTTTTCGATCCTGATCGCTTTTTCCAGAGCTGCCAGACGTCGCGCTGACTATGCGAGCGACCAGATCGCTCTTATTTCCGGTAGTTCTGCATCCGAGCTCTTTGCACTTTTCCTGCAATTCTTTCTTCTTCAACTTCAACAACCTTTTCTCCTCAATCACTGTTTCCGACTTATTCCCAGTTGATACGCCTCGAGCAATGTTTCTCAGATCTTCCAGAGGCAACGAGTACACCTTGGCGACCTTTCGGATGTAGTTGTCCATCTTATCGGCTACCCACGATTCTGCGATTTCAGCAATTTGAATAGCGTTCATTTTTTATTTCCATAATTCTCATTTATTCTAAATCATTTTCGATCCGTAGCGTCGCTCATGCTCCTGTTCTATCCACTTATTTATTTGACGTCTACTCGGGGACTTCTTCCGTTTACTCCTTCGTCGTTTGCTCTTGCTCCGTTTTCTTCTGCTTTTGCTCCGTTTTCTTCTGCTTTTGCTCCGTCTTCTTCTGCTTTTGCTCCGTCTTCTTCTGCTTTTGCTTCTTCTTCGTTTACTCCTTCTTCGTTTGCTTTTGCTCCTTCGTCTGCATCTACGGCGGCTTTTGCGCTTTTTACGTTTTGTGCTTCTCCAGCATCCTTTCCACGCTCTACCAGGAGGTTTAGGGTCGTTCGAAGGAGGCGACCATTTGTACTGCATCATTGCTGAACCGTAACCGCATTTCAAACACTCATCCCTTTCCCCGTAGCGTCCATAACCGTCCGGAAGCTGTTGTTTGTTTCCGCAATAAATTTTTTCCATTTATTATAATCTTATTTTTTGTATTTATGAAGAAACACCATACTAGTAAACAGATAGAATTGAATGAAAAACAGCAACAGCACTATCAAGTTTCCGAATATGATTGAAGCTTCTTTACGACAAACAAATAATTTCTGGGCAAAGGTGTTCGAGAACTTGGCTTTCGGAAGAGCACCGCCGGGCTGTTTTATCACGTCTAGTTCGTTTTTGGTGTGCAAATCGAAGGGCTGTTCTTTCTCTTACTTTTTGAACAATGACAAAAGCGCCGACGAATTGAGCCGCGAGATCGTAGAGATCTTTACGAAAAAGCTCAACTACATGTCGATCCAAGACAGAGTTTCAAAATTGAATTCTTTTTTGGACATCAAGAACCGATTGAAGAAAAAGTACTTGGAGAATCAGTGGACGGATTTCAAAAAGAAGAAGCACAAAGATCAGCTAGTCGCGTCGTACGTGATACGTTTGACGGAAAACAACCCGAATGTTGTCGAGAAACAAGTGTTGCTTTCTGTTATCTATATGGGGTTGATCTTCAAAAAGATAGCGTCCCAAGACATCTACATTGAAAATGGAGAAATCGAAAACATCCAGTCTCTCGTAAAATGCAAAAACGAGTGGAAGATTTCAGAATCAAAGCAACACCAACTAAAGAAAACAGCTTCTCGATCTTTCCCCAAAAAAAAGACTTTACGCTGCTTGTGGAATAAATAAAAACAGTGACATTCTAAAAGTCAGCCATCCAGTCATCAACATCGTCGCCTTTCGTTTCGGTTATTACCTCTTCCTTTTCTTCTTTTTCTTCAACAACCTCCTGCTTTTCTTCCACGACCTCTTCCATTTCGATCTCGGCGTCTTCTTCCTCAATCATGTCTTTGAAAAGATACCCCAAGTACAGAGCGAAGGGTCTGAGGTCTTGTATTCTAAAGTCGTCGAGGTTGGAAATCGCGTACAGCCTTCCTTGGGTAAAGGAAGGTATGTTTTCAAAGTCGTTGGTGCACATTTTCTGCACATTTTTCCTGAATCTGTCTACTTTGCTGTCGTTGGCGTCTATTCTCCAATCTAGCTCACTTCTCGCGTTCCACTGCTGTCGTCCTGCGACGCGCTCTTCTTTGGACTCGCCGGCCTCTTCGTCGAAACCGCTGCGGGTCAGAGGAAGGAGTTCGTTCACGAGAACGGCGTAAGAGACTATGTCAGCGGGCAGAATCTGACCTTTTTCCATCTCGCGCAAGTATTTGTTTTCGATCGACATCGGATCCCCTTGAATGCTTCTGACGGAATACCCGGCTTCGCTGTTCCACGTGTAGTAGTTTGCGACAAAATTATCAAATCGTTGCTTTGAACTCATTTATTAAATTGAAAATAGTCTTTAAAGACGTATTATTTGGTTATCAAATAATACGATGGAAGAAATCAAAATATTGAGCATGGATATGGGCACCAAAAACTTTGCGTTTTGGGTGGACGCATACCCCCAGAACGTCCTGGAACAAAAGAACACGCTCGAGTACCTGCCGGACGGTCGACCCACGGAAAAGACGGCCAGATTGATAGAGGCGATGTCGTCGGCAGGCCGCACTGTTTTGTTTGCCAACACGGACGTGTCTTGCGGCGACGACACGAAAACAGTGGTCAGCGGCGACACCTTGTGCACGATCACCGAGCTGCTGGACTACCACAAGGACATTTTCTCTCAGTGCGACTACATCGTGGTGGAAACTCAGATGCAGTTCGGGAAACTGCGCAATCCCAAAGCCATTCGGGTCGCGCACCACGTGCAGTCCTACTTTTACATTATGTTCGGGAGACTGGCGAGGGTGATCGATTTCCCCGCCTACAACAAGACGCAGGTGCTCGGCGCTCCCAAAGTGCCTTCGGTCACTAAGAAGGGGTTCACGCGCTACAAAGCGGTGGACAAGCCGACGAGGAAAAAATGGGCGTGCACGGTGGCCGAAGACATTCTTCTGGCTAGACGGGACTGGGACTCAATAGACAAGTTGGAGGATATGAAAAAGAAAGACGACGTGTCCGATTGTCTTCTTCAAAGCATAGCTTTCCTTCTATTGCAGTCGTCGTCGTCGTCGTCGGAGTATTCCCATTCTAGACGATCGTCGTCGCGCGGATTACTGACGGGGGGCGTGAAAGCGGGGAAGGCGTCGGAATAGTATCCGTCTCTGGTCTTGCGTTCTGCGGGTTCTTCGAAATAGATGTTCGGGTACTCGGTGGCGCAAGGGTTGTCCATTTCTATGGCTATGCTTATTTGGTCTAGTTTTGGAAGCAGTTTCAGAATTAAAAAAAAAGGTGCTATGACTATTCCCAGCAATTCCATCGCCACGTGAACCCACCTCAAGTTGAGGTAGCGTTCGACTTCCGCGCAGTCTTTTCCCATCTTCGATTTGATCTTTTTCTCCAACTTTTTGATGCCAGACGCTTCCGTCTTTTTATTGTTGCTCAATCCGAGCATCAAGCATGCGGAAAGAGCCCCCGTCATAACCCCCATAGGCTCGTTCCACACACCTTCTTCCATGGAAATGAAAGAGACGAGCGCGCAGGTGATCAGCCCGCACGTGATAATAAATTGAAAAATGTTCAAGCAGCACTCCACCAAACTCGAATACTTCCTGCTTTTCTTGACTATTTCCACGCTTTCTTGAATACGTCGAAGTCGACGGTTGAACAGGTGAGGAAGCTCGTTCTTCTTTCTGAGAGAGTACTGCGCGCCCACCGACCACGTATACTTTTCCGCGCCGTTTCTCGCCTTGTGATCGTGAAACTCCTGAATGAGAACTCGCGTCAAGTAGTAGAGTATAAAAAATGGCGACGTCAGTATCAGTAAAGCGGCCACTCGGCGTATTCTGGAACTGGACACGGCCAAGTCGAGCGTGTCTCCGGGACCGTCTATCTCCAGATTCAACGCGCTCGCATCTAAGATCACGCCCCTTCTTGATATGCTCAATGTGCTTTGAATCGCCCAGACCAAGTACCTGCTCACCCAGATGGACGACGGGTCTATGTTGAGCAGTTTGAACACAAGGGCGGTTTGCCGCGTTTCCGCGCACAGAAAAAAGGCTATGTTTTCAGGGTTTGAAATGTTCATCGTGACGTTTGCCGCGATAGTGTCCCATTTGCTCGAGCCGTCCAACGGACACTCTCCTATTCGGGCATTGACTACGTCCTTTATATGCGCCGCCTTTCTGCATCTGAAAACAGAGGCAATCACGCTCCACAACATAATAGTGAAAGTGACTAACAGGTTGGAGTACAGCGCCACCGAACATAAAAAAATATTTTTGCAAGGATCGCGAGATCTGGGCGTGAACCATCTTTCCTGCGCAGGTGATTCTATCACAGCTTGCCAATTTACTCGGAACAGAAGAATGTACATGTAAACGATCAGAAAAAGGGAACACAGACTGCTCGTCAAACCGTTTGCTCGGATAGACTTTGGACCGCCTCTGTTATAAACCCAGTACACGTCTTTTATTTCTGTTAAATTTAACGAATTGTAATTCGTATCCATTTATTGGATAGGAAAATTTCATTTAGACTAACTTGTTTAGAGCTCCAGAAGGAGAAGGACGACCAGGCCGAACACCACGGTGTGAACGACGCGGCCGAGCTTGGTCGGGCGCATCACATCCTCCTGCTTTCCGGCCGGACCAACCTTGCACTTGGACGCGATGTGACCGGACTTCTTGGAAACCTTACTTACCACCTTATCGACGAGACCGTACACGGGACCGGAACCAACAATGTAAAAGAGAAGAGCTGCAATGAGAGCTCCTACGGCTTTTGCTTCGAGACTACCTTTTTTCATTATTTATTAATAACTATAATTTTTTTTTTATTGTACTCGCTTTATTCACTTGAAAATGATCATCTAAAAAGTAAATATTTATAATCAACTATAATGTCTACTTCTACTCAGAAAAATACCATTACATCTTCATCAGCGGCGGAGCCGCCTCACGGAACAGCGTCTAAAAAGCGCGTTGCTCTCAACCGCCCTGCCGCGTCCAAGAATCGCAGGCCTCGCACGACTATGCTCAGGGGAAATTTCCAACTGTACAACGAGTCGGGAAATCTGAAACTTTTCAGCGAGCCGAACGGGGGTCAAAAAGGCGCAGTTTTTTTCAAAAACCGGCAGGTGATGCGTCCCTTTCCGCGCGTGAAAGATGTAAAGGTCACTTCGGCAACAAAGCTTCCTTTCACGGACGAAGAAGTCTCCGAAATGGTTTTCAGCGACCATCACGAAGGGGCTCTTATACGGGTGTACTACGCCGATGGCAGCTGGCAAGTGTCGACGCAGAGGAAGATCGACGCCTTCAAAAGTCGATGGAGCGGTTCGGAAAGTTTCGGAGAACTGTGGAACAAAGCGCTGGAAGAACAAGTCAAGAGCAACCCGGCGTTTGCGGCTCGGGTTCAAGCGTCGGCTGAAACGAATCTGCTTAGCTCCTTTTTTAATACGCTGGACACCAACAAGCAGTATCTGTTTGTGGTCGCACACAACGAGGCAAACCGTCTAGTCTGCGACGCACCAGAGGTGCCTACCGTGTTCCACGTCGGCACGTTTTCGGACGGATTTCTTAAAACAATGGACAATCTCTCGACGTGCACGATAGACCTTCCCACACCCAAAGTGCACCGGTTTTCCACAGCGTCCGAGCTGAGAGATCACGTCCTGAATTTGGATACCCGTCAGCTGAGCGGATGTCTGGGGAAAACCAGGGACAACAAGTGGTACAAGTTTCAGAATGAAGTGTATCTCCAGAAGGAAACGGTTCGAGGAAACGAACCCAGTCTGAGGTTCCGCTACCTGCAAGTCCGACTAGACGGAGCGACAGTGGACGACCTTTACCGACTTTTCCCCAAACACGCGCCGGTCTTCGACGAGTGCGAAGATCATCTGTACGCGATCGCAAAGTACATCCACAAGGCGTATATGGATAGGTTCATTCGTCGACAGTTTGTTCAACTGGAGCGCGAGTTTTTCTCGATCATGCGCATTTGCCACGAATGGCACAAAACAGATCGTCAGAACAACAAAGTAACGCTGGACAAGGTGATCGAAGTACTCAATACAAGATACGACCACGTCCTGAACAAGATGATCAGGATGTACAAAGTTATCGTAAGAAATGGGGAAAATAACCAAGAACTAGAAAGAAATCATTAACATTTTGAAAGTTTTTTTGTTTTGCTAAATAAAGATAAAAATATGTCTGGAATGCCATCTCTTGAATCATCAATTCGTACGTGCCAGGTCGACACCGCGTGGGCCAATCGTGCACAAAGCGACCGTTTTTTAAATTCTAACGCGTTAACGTGCCCTACTTGGGGCGGAACCGACCTCGCCGGAAGACAGGTTTGCCCGGATTCTTTCTGGACCAAATCGCCCGGCTGCAACTCTGCGCTCGACAGAGTCGCGGTTGAAAACGCGGTTTCCCGTCCTCTTTACTTCGAATACATCGCTCTCAACTCCCAGGGTCTCAACGGCAGCATGTACGGTACCGGCGGCTGCGGCGGCAAGGCTCAGTCGCAGAACCGCGACCGCATGCTCGCTCACACGCAAGATTACACGGGGAACTTCAACAACGCTCTCGGCGGAAACGTCATCGGAGCGTGCGCGCCCGGTGATATGGGCTTTGCGCAGTATCAGCAGGCCGCTAGGCAGAAAGTGGCCGCTCAGTCGCAGATGCAGACGGAGTACATGAAGAGGGGAGCCGGCTTTGCGTAAACATTCACTTTTCACAGTCTAAATAGACTATTTCCTAACCCAAAGGTTAGGAAATTTTTAATTGGTTTTAATAAAATGCCACCACCGCCAGACAAATCGCCGTGTTCAACAATTACCGGAGATAAGTATAAGTACTACAAAGAAACCTGCTCAGATATGCAAAACCCGGTTGAATGCAGTACAGATTGCGTTCAAAGAGTTGGTCGTCTAAATAACGAAAAACCAGCCTGCTATAAGCCAGCACAATTTTGGTGTGCGTGTCAAGGCGCGAACCACGCTCAAGTGTCCGCTGGATATCTTCCTGCATATTGCGATACTCCTAACAGGCTGTACACTTGGCGACTAAATGGTCCTAGAACCGATTGCCTAACACAGTATGAACCAGACGAAAGTAAACAGAAAACCTACACATACTGTATGAACAGTAGAAATCCTGAAAAGTGTTTGGAAGACCACTGTCTCTCGGAAGCATTAGCGTGCAATAACGATGCAACTTGTGTTCGATGGTTAGAATGTCTTGAAAGGGGAACTTCACCGTCCCAATGTCCCGGTGCGCAAAGTGTGCCGGCTAGAAATATTGTTGATTGCGCCCACCGAAACGAATGTCCGATTGGATTCTAAAAATGATGTGTGCAATTGACTATTTTAAAAGCAAATGACTATCAAAAACTTGACTAAATTTCTGAACGAGAAATACCCCGAAGTTTTTGACCGCGGGGTAAAGTTGAGCGAGTACGCGGCTAAAAAAATAGCCATAGATACAGCCATCTTTATGTGCAAGTTCAAAGCCTCCAACAGCGAAACGTGGTTGGAAGGGTTCATCAGTCTGGTCACGTGGATGCGCCGAGAAAACGTGCATCCAGTTTTTGTTATGGACAACGGAGCGCCTCCGGAGAAGGCCGCTGAAAAAAAGAAGAGAGCAGAAGCCAGAAAAAAGCAGGAAAACAGAGCGATCGCTCTTGAAGAGGCGATCGGCGCGTTTCACCTACACGGCGGTTTAGGTGGACTGTCAGAAGAGCACGTTGCGCTTCTGAAAGAAGTGCACCAGAAAGAGGAGAAAAGGGGCGGGCACGATGTATCGGCAAGACGACGCCTTCTGCTTCTCCCCGTCGGACTGAAACAAAAAGAGTTTGACATCGGTCTGGTGGAGACAAAGCTGGAGAGAATGAAAAAGCATATGTTCACCGTAAAGTCGAGCGATTACGATCTTCTCAAAAAGCTCCTGGACGTTCTAAAGGTTCCGTGGATCAATGCACAGGGCGAAGCGGAAAAAGAGTGCGCTAGAATGGTGATTCGAGGAGAAGCCGCCGCAGTCCTGTCCGAAGACAGCGACTGTCTCGCGTACAAGGCGCCTGTTTTTCTGTGCAAGCCGGACTTTGTGTCCAAAACGGTGCGCAGAATCTACTTCTCAAACCTGATAGACACGGTGAATATGACCGAGGAAGAGTTTCTCGACTTTTGCATTATGTGCGGAACCGATTACAACCCGAACGTCCGCGGCATAGGCGTTTGCAAATCTTTCGATTTGATTCAAAAGTGCAAGTCGATAGAAAATCTGCCAGAGAAGATCGACTCCAGCGTTCTGAACTATCAAATCGGGAGAAAACTTTTTTCAATCCCGCCTGAAGGAGACGCGATGACACTTCCCTCTTTGTTCACCGGGGTTCCTCTCGAGACGGAAGTTCGCGCATTTTTTTTCAAACACAATATCCGCACACCGGCAGAGCCAGTGATTCAGGCATTTAAACCTTCAGAATCGTCGTTAACATTTAAAGAGTAAAATAAACTGCAATAAAATGTCTATTCCGCTTACATCTCAAATGTACACAACCTATATTCCGGGCTTCCAACCCACATTGGCTATGCTGGCGCCCCCGCGCGTTTTTACCGAAGAAGAAAAGGCTCGTCGAAAAAGACTGGGTATTCCGCTTCACTCAAGCGATGCAATTTGCGAGATTCACGAGAAGGCCAGGAAGGAAGAGGAGGATAAGATTAGAGAAGAAGAGAGATTGCGAGCAAAAGCGAAGATGGAAGCGAAGATGCGCGCAGAGAAGGCGAGAAAAGAGAAGGAAAAACGAGAACAAGAGCTTCGCGAAAAAATCCGGGCAGAGGCCGAAGCAGAAGCGCTTGCAGAGTTGCAGGCAGAGGAAAAGGCGCGGGAGGAAAAGGCGGCGAAAGAGGCAGTCGAAGAAGAAGTCGACGAGGTGACCG